ATCTCATTGATCAAGGGTTGGATACTAGAAGAGATTGTAGATAGATCAACATCACCAATACGTTCTGTCGCTGCCAATGTCCTAAGTCCATCAGGTGCTAGATAGACTAGGTCACCACTGATCTCTTGTATAGTATCTCCATGGACACATCCGATCTTCTTGGTGATAGGCTTCAATACAGTATTCTGTTCAGACACCCCTTGCAAGAAGAAGATAGAGTTCTTACAGAAGACAATCATGTTCTCCCTGAAAGGGAATAGTCCTGTAACAGGATCGGCAGTACTAATTTGTAACGAAGCTGTACCATTCCAAGTTAGAGGATCAAATATAGTACTAACATACACAGTACTAGGAGTCTCTTCCTGACCTGAGATGTAAGCTTGATCACGGAAGATAGATACAAATTGACATCCTTGAGGTGTACCGGTAGTAACGTCGTCCATATACGTGAAAGTATATGTAGCATCAGTATGATCTGTTCCTGTAACTTTGAAGTACATAGCAAAGTCAAAACCATTTACCGCTACAACAATCCTATCTTCTTGCGCAGTACCTTGAGAGTAATTATCGAAACGAACTTTAACAGTATTGGCATCCATAGGGACTTCTGCTGCTGCTTCAATAGTTGCAAAGTCAGCATCAGTAACTTCTTTGTTTACTTGTACCCAAGTAATAGTATCAAAGGTATGATAGAGGTGATCACCCCGAGCTACTATAATAGTCTCATCAAAAATATGAATACCTTTAATGATACCTGAACCTGGAACAGGGTTGGTACCAAAAGAAGTGAAACCGTTAACCCTACGATACCCACCTGAAGATACACATTCAAAGTTAGTAAGTCGTGAGGCAAAGCCGGGTTTGCTAAGAAGTTCTTGACTTGTACTATTTAGATCTAATCCACCTCGACAAGAGATCTTAATGTTTTGCATTACTTCAGGCATTATTGATCTCCCAGATAAATAATGTTACAGCTCTTCAGAGTGTTGATTTTCAGAGCAGGCATGTTACACAGCCCTCATTTTAATAGACTGTTTGTCTACCAAATCCCTATGCATACGTTTGATACCGTCTTGATAATCTCCTAAAGCAATCTGAGATTGTTGTGCATTCTCTCTAAAGAGCCACAAGTAGTAACGGGCCCTAGCAATAAGGACAGGATAATACTTTTCAGGATATGGAATAGTATCTGCCGAAGTTTCAAGAACCTTAAAAGAAGCATGAGGATCTTCCCAACCGGCAAAGGTTACAGTATAACCCTTGTCACTAGGAATAGGATGTAATCCGAAACCTCCCGGATTAGCATCTATTGTGGAATCTCCACTCTTAGTTCGATAAACAAAGATGGGATCCCCACCTTGAGTATCTCCCTCATCCTTGTGTTTAAGATACTTAGTATAGAAGTCAACATCAATAGTCTCTAAGGAACGTGCATAAGTACCGGTATCAGAGACTATAAAGAAACTGTCCCAGTCTACCTGACTGAGGTCAGTATCGAATAAATACGTTCCTTGTAAAGCTGTAGTGGCTACAGATAAGACACCTGTAGGGAAGAAGTCTCCATCTGCACTTAAGAAGGGCCACTCTTTAGAATAATTAATAATATCTAGATGAGCCCTAGCAACCATCTCTTTAGCTGCAGCCTGTAGGCCTCTTGGGTTATTAAAGGCAGAGGTGCTTAGGGGAACCTCATTGATCTCTCTTAAGGCAATATTAACAAGATCGATATAAGTTGTGGCCATTAGTACACATCCCAACAATTAGACAAAGAAAAAGGCGCAGGGGCAAAAACCCACGTGCGCCCTTCCTAAAAAGTCCGACATCTGTCGAACAAAACAACTTAGTTAGATAAACTAAGATTAAACCAGAGTCGCACCAGTAAAGGTAGCTTCAACAGTGGTCAGTGATTCCGGACGAATGATAGAGCGACCGTACACGTGGAGACCACGTACGATGTCGGCAAAAGTATTCGGATCACGGAAGGTTTCGCTCTGAGTGATAGCAGAAGCGGTAGAACAAGCGGACATGTGACCAGCCATCAGTACGTGATGAGTCTCGTCCGGAGTACCGGTCAGCAGACGGGTCGGAGCGTTGTTGGTAACATAGACATTGAAACCACGGATCTTACCACTGGAAACCAGACCGTTCTGCAGAGTAGCGAAGCCACCGTTGAAGTCCATGTTGATCAGCTTAGAACCGGCCTTCATCAAGATTTCAGCAGCTTCAACCGGCATGACGATCCAACGGTTCTCGTCAGGAACATCCTGCAGAGACAGTCGGGTAGCCATGTTAGCCATCTGATCCAGAAGAGCATCCGGAGTAGTCAGGTCGGTCAGGTTAGCAACAGTACCGTCACCTACTTGGTTAGCAGCCAGAGCACCATCAGACATGAAATCCAGGACTTCGTTATCGAAAGCCTGCTTCAGTTCGTAAGCAGCACGATCAGTAGCCAAAGACATCCAGTTGATATGGGAGATAGCTTCTTCGATATCATCTACTTTGAAAGCAAACCGGTTAGCCTGATCCAGAACCAGAAGGATCTGATCATCAGTCAGTGCCTGCGGGGTAACAGTATCGTTACGCAGGTGAGCTGTTACAGTAATAGACGGCTCTTTGATGATACGAACAGTATCACCGAAAGCAGCAATCTCACCGAAGTAATCGGTGTTAGTAATAGCTTCAGCAGTCGAGCGACGACGGAAGATGTTGAGAGCTTTCTGGGAGAAAATCTCCGGTACAAAGTTACCACTAGGGGTAGCACCGCCGAAGTTAAGTGTTGAGCCGCCAGCAAAATTGGCCATTTTAAATACCTCTAAAAAACTTATTATGTATGAATATTGTTTTGATTGGATTGATAGATCCTTGCGGATCGACAGATCCTATCGGATCCGGCCTTCTCGCATGGCTGCTGTAATCTCTTCATCGAACTTTTCGAATTGAGCAGGAGTCATGCGTTTGATTTCAGCACGGGACCAAATACGTTTACCAGTATCACCTACAGTGACAGAATTGCCAGAGACACTGACATCTTGTGCAGCGGAAGTGTCTACTGATTTAGTCTCTTTAAGCTGCTTCTTAGAAGAGCTTTTAGTAATACCTGCGTCCAGTTTATAGAGGTCGATTGCACGAATAAATGCGTTGGCATTATCATGATTGTCTTTAACCCAAGACTGAATGGTGGAGTCTTGTACTTCCAACCATGCATTAAACTTAGGATCTTTTACAATAGTCTCGAAATCAGGATGATGCCTAGCAATCAGGGCTAGTGCTTTTTCCTGTTCCATATCTTCGATCTTACGGCGCATCTCTGACAATTGATCACCTGACCTTGTCACTTGAGAGTGTGCCAGTGATAGCATGACATCGTAGAATTCAGGGTTCTGCTGCCGAAACTTCTCCAAATCTTCTTCAGTTTTGGGAGGAGTAAAGGACACTGTAGAAGAATCTTCTAAGTCCCGAACGTTCTGCCGAAGCCTACTGACTTCCGTATCATAATGCTTTTTAAGATCTTTCCAACGCTTTTCGTAATCAACCTCTAAAGAGGTGGCCTTGTCGCCAGCACCATGGGTACCCTGCCCTGCAGGAGCGTGAGGGTCAAATGCAGCTTCTTCGGCTTCTTTTTGTTCTTTCAGCTTAGTATGTTCCACTTCCTCATGGTAGAGTTGTTCACCGACAACGGAGTTTACATATGGACGTGGTTTATATTTACTAGTATTACTCATGTTAAAATTTATCCTCAGGCCGAGATCTATACAAGGTATCCTTCATAGGGCTTGCTGACTCGGGTAGCTTTGGTTATCTATAGTTATTTGATCAACCGTGCTTCTCTTTGAAGACGGTCGATCTCTTCAGGAAGGGCGCGTAAGATGCGAAAAGCTTTAATCTTTCCTTGTGATTCTCGCATCTGCCCTAAGTCAGTAGTACGACAGAGTAGACCTAATTCTTGTTCGACCCAGAGACTGAGCAGGTCATCAAGTGCACCCCACCACTGACTTGTTACAAGAGCCTTGCATTGTTTAGAAAGCTGCTGCTGGTTCACCCAACTCACCTCCTTCCATACCCGGCTCTACACCACCTTCAGTGTTACCAGTGAAGCCGGGTTCTCCCGGGATCTGGACACCACCAGCGGATGCTTGCTGCTCTGCTGCCTGTGGGGCACCTTGAGCAGCCATGTTCTGCCTACCAATAATCGCTGCGTAGATCATAGCTTCTTCTGGACTGTTGAGGATCTCATCAGGATCGATGTCCATAGTGATAGCGAACTCTCGTAGAACTGTTGGTAGTTTGATAAGAGGTGCAAGCGCTGGGTTAGCTGCCATCTGGAGGAAAGAGTTCAACCTTTGTGAACGGACTTCTTTAGCCTGCAGACTGGAGGAACCAGTAGCCTTTACCTCAAGGTCTCCTTTGATATCCATATCTGGATTAAACTGCATCTCCCATCGGAAGTAAGCTTCACCAAAAGGTTTCAAAAGGAAATCATCTAGATTTCGAATGACAGTCTTAATATTAAGAGAGGCATTCTGTAGCAGCATAGACATACCAGATGCAGTACGAGTAGGACTCATAACACCCATCTGTCCATGTGCAAAGGAGGGGATCCCAGTAGTCTCATCTGCTAGCTGACGAAACTTATCGAACATCATCATGTTTTCATTAGCAGTGCTAGGAAACTTAAGACCGTGTATCGCTTGTCCTGCCCCACCCATCTGTCGGCGGAAGACTTTACCAGGTTCAATAGTGAAGTCCTGGCCCGGAACTAGCATGGACTCATCGATGTCAAAGACAAGAGATCCAGCAAGTGCAAGGTTATCTACTGCGAGACGGGCAAACCCATTCATTAATGCTTGGGTATCTTCCATGGCTTCGGGGACACCGGTACCCCAGACCGAGTATGGATCTACTTCGTAAGGCACTACGTAGTATGGAATCCTCTGTGGAATAAAAGGATTGACTACTACACGAAGTGTCTCGTTACCAGAGACCCACACATTAACTTGAACGAAATCATCAACCATCTCCGTAGTAGGGAGGTCAAATTCTTCGAGCATCTCACGATCCATATATCCCCAGTATTCCAGCACTTCGTAGAGACGGCCTTCTGATTCAGTTGTAAGCTTCTCATCAAGTGTGTGTTCAAAGGATTTACGTTCGTAGTTACCAAAGCCTCGAATAAGTAAACGATCAATCGCACCAC